TCTCTGACAAATACTTGCGAGTGTTTTCTAGTGTAGCAGCCATTACAGACTTCTTGTTGCCTTGCAGGCCTTCAAGAAGAGCAGTTTTGGTGTCTACCCAGCGTGATTCTAGTAGTTCTGACATCATAATCTCCTTAATTTAATCCAGCAAGACGGCGAATGTCTAATACATTACTTGATTCGTCTGCTTTAGTTTGTGTCATTGTTTCCGTACGGTTGCCTGTTACTTCTTTGCCTTCTGTGAGTGGTGCCTTGCGCTTGGCTGGAGTATTTCCGTCGATAACCGATGGTAAGTACTTATCAAAAGACTTTTGTAGTCTATCAGTTTGTACACTTTCCAGTAAGTCTGTCATAATCTCACGCTGATCTTTGCCTAATGGCGCAACTAGCGAGTTCATAATCTTTTCTCTACGTGCTGATTCAACCAAACGTGATTTCTCTTTGTTAGCTGTTTCTGCAAGAGTTTTTGCTTTTGTAGCAAATGCTTTGGCTTCTGCTAGTTGCTTGTCTTTAGCAGCTAGTACGCCCATTAGTTTACTTACTTCTGAATTTTCATTCAAGTGTGAAGTTGTATACTCGTTTGCAAATGCTTCAAATATTTTACGACCGAAGTCATTTCTACGTGCTGTATCAATATCTTCTTTAAGTGCAGTAATTTCACCTTTAAGTGATTTACCAACCATTTCAGATACTGCTGTAGCACTTCTTTCGATAAAGTTAGCTTTAACTTTAGCGAAGTGTGTTTTAGCTTCACGTACTAGTCGTACTTTTGTTTCAGCTAAGTCTTTTTTATCTTCATTGAATTCTGCAATTTCACCTGCTAGAGACTCAACAACAAACTCTTCTAGCTTGGCATATGATTCAGCCATTGCTACTTTGTCTGCTCTCAATTCTTTAATTTCAGCTGCTAAGTTCTCAGCAACGAAACCCTTTAGTAGATTAGCATTTTCACGCATTGCAACAGCATATTTTGCTTTTGCTTCTGCTAGTTGCTTGCGGTCTTCCGCAAACTCTGCAATCTCTTCAGCAAGACGCTCAGATAGTAGTGAGTCAATAGCTTCAACCATAGTTGACTTATCATGCTCATACTTTTCAGCAAATTCTTCACGTAACTCAGCAGTTGCCTGCATCTTGTTTTCTTGAATCTTTGCTTGCCAAGCTTCTTCAATTTGTTCTCTAATCTCAGATGAAACAACGTCGTTTTCAAATAGAGTTTTTAGTGCATCTATCATTACATTCTCCTGTTTCATTGGAGTTTACTAATCATGCTGATTAGTGATTCCTTAAGATACTTTTGTGCCTTGTCGTCGTGTTTAGTTGCCTGTGCTAATTCATATGCCTTCATTCCCCCACGTGCATTCATAAGGTGTTCATAAATTGGTGTAGGATATGCACCAGGGGCGCTAGGCTGAGCCACAACGTCCACAGTGATTATTTCAAAATCAGAAACAACATTACTGCCATCGTCTGATACATTACCACTACCTCGCGACGAGACACCTAATTTAACACCTGCCTCAAGCATTGTTTTAACTAAGTTTCCCATCGGAGTAGGTAGTATTTTTAGTTTGCCGTAACCGTTGTCACCATCCATCCAACAATCTGTTATCATATGGCTTACACGGTCAATATTAATATTAAGTCCTTCTGGATGATCGACCTCTCCAAGAACACTAAATCCGTTCTTAATCTGATCATTGAGAGTTTTGACAGCCCTGCCTATTTCATTTACAGGATACACTCGCTGATTAGCATTGCGAACACCACCTTGGATCATAATACCTTTTAGATAAAGGTCTTTACCTTCGTTGGCATTCTCAAGCACTATATTAGCTTGGTCGAATGTCAAATGCTCTTGTAAGTTTTTCATCTAGATTTCCTTACTATCGTTCTTATTTGCCAACAGTCGATTTTTTGTTGTCAGCAGTCTCTGGTTTGCCCTTTTTCTCAGCGCCGTGACCAGGTTCGGTTTTACCAGCTTTCGCTGCTTTACCACCAGGAACATTAATGTTCTTGGTATTCATGTCCTTTGCACTTGTATCACTTAAGGCATTGCCTTTAATTGATCCGCCTGCGCCGGCTTCTGGGTCGCTTGCTGTAGCAGCTTGATTCAAGTTGCCTGCTGTTCCGCCCATGTTGTTTGGATTAGCTACTGTTGACTTAGTGTTTGCACCGTTGTCGCCCATTGTAGCTGATACTTTTTCTACATACTCACGCATTGTTTCGCTTGCGCTTTTTGCTGATTCGTCCATGTCTTTAGCTGCATCGCCATACTTCTTTTCAAATTCTGCTTTTGACATGTTTTCTTTGTCTTTGATCATCTGCTCTGAATGACCACCTTCTTCGATTTCAGTGTCGTCTGACTCATCAACTTCTTCGTCGGTTGCTTCAAATGCAAATGCTTCTTCTGGCTCTTCTTCGCCTTCGTCGTCGCCCATGTCATCCATGTCGTCGCCTTCGTCATCACCGGCCATCATTTTTTCAAATTCTGCTTTAAGGTCGTCTAGTGCGTCTTCTAGGTCTTCTACACGATCTTCCATATCGCCTTCTTCACCTTCGTCTTCGTCGCCTTCTTCACCTTCGTCGTCCATGTTCATGCCTAAGTCAGCAGCTAAATCGCCTGTCTGGTCCGTTGGACCCATGTCGTCATCAGCTTCAACTTCAAATGTATCTAGGTCAAAGTTTTCGTCTAGGTCTTCGTCTGACTCATCAACTTCTTCGTCATCTGCTTCGTCTAGGTCTTCGTCTGACTCATCTACTTCTTCGTCAGCTTCATCTACTTCAGCTTCGTCTTCTAGTAGTGATTCATAAATGTCACGTGATTTTTCAACTACAATCTCGTGGAATAATTCTTGTGCTGCTTCCTTGTCTTCGTTAACAAGTAGCTCTAGCATCTTTTCAAATTTGTTTTGATCTGCCATTTTAAACTCCTATAAATGTTTTTGTTGCACAGAAGAAGTCTCCTGTACGGGGCTGTCATAATATATTTACTTTATTTGTAAAAAAGTGTGTAGAAACAGGCTCAAAACAGCCCGTTTTTAAAAATATTAAGAAATATTGAAGATTTTTTTAAATTCTTCAACTGTAATATGTGATAAGTTATCAATTTTAGAAAACTCTTTAGGAATAAAAGCGTTTTCCCCTACTACTCTTATATATCTTTTTTGAGAGAATTTTTGACAAGTAATGCAAGTTTGTTTAAGCCAATTTCCGTGATATGTTGCACGTTCATTACTTTTTTTATAGTTGGGAGTACTTGCATAAACATTATTAATTTTATCATTAATTCCTTGATAATCAAATCCTAATATATAAATGTCTTCCGCGCTATGTGTACTTGCAAGCCATAAAGCTGTTGGTCCGCTACTCCATCCCTTGCTGGGATTAAAAAAATTAAAACCATTTATACCATTAAATGAACGATTAGGATTTGTCCAAACATTGTGACTATGCTGATATCCTGCTTTGTTAATTTCAAGAATCATTTTAGTATCAACTGCAACAAGATAATCAGGTTCGAATTCCCTATATAATGCGTTGCAGCCGTAAATAATTCCGTTGTCAGACAACTGTGTATGATCTATATTACTACGACTAGTTCCGTTTCCTAGTACAAATGCAATTTTATTTTTTGGTTTAGATATAACCCAAGAAGGCTTAATAACATCAGCCGTTCGATTAGTTTGTGCAAGTTCTTTAACTTTACGATTGTTTGCTTTTTTTGCTTTTCGTTCAGCTCGAACTTTAATCCACTCTTCTTTAGTGTATTGACTCTTGTCTAGTTTTGCCAATTATCATACTCCGCCAGCTTCTGTATTTGATGCTATACCATACATTTGTTTAATAAAGTGTTGTTCTTCACGTGATTCTTCTGTATGTAGCTCAGATGCTTTGCGGATGCGATTAATTTGACTAAGAGTTAATCGAGTTTTACGAGTATCTTTTTTATCCATAGGGGAATCATCATAGTCTGCTTCGTAGCGTTTATCGTCTACAAATTCAACAGTTTCACGATCGTGATAAAATAGCTCTCTTAGTATCATATTGTATTTATATCGTTTGCTCAGTTCCTGCTGCCGGAGCACCAAGTTCTTGTCCTGTAACAGTTTCGGGTGCAGATGCATCGCCGCCGGCTACACCATCTGTACCTTCAGGTGCTTCATCTTCTATTCCGCCTAAATCTGCGCCGATGCCTGCACTACTAATTCCTGCATCGCGCATTTCTGCACTAGCATCACCTGGTAGCGGATCTAAATTCTCTTCGTTCTCTTCTCGCCATAAGCGTTCGTTTTCTGCAAGCTCTTCTTCTGTCATTCCTAAGAAACGTTGCATTGCAAATCTATTTGAAATATAAGGTATTGCTGCCATCTGTGTATATGTTGGCACACGAGCATTATCAATTTCAGCTTGTCTATAACTTGCAAAGTTTTGTGGTGGTTGGAATTTAAGATCAAACATTGCAGTATCAATGTTTACACCTTTTTCGAGCAAGTAGCGTTTAAACTCTGTA